TACACTAGCAGGAAGCACCGACCAATTGGCAAACCATGTCTGTGGCGTTCTCCAATCAGCATTGTCGTATATCTCTTGCTGCATACCATAGTCAGTTGCAACAAGGTTATCAACCATCACATCACGCCAGATTGCATTGCAACCCCATGTGACAGCATCCACCGTGTGCTGCTTCTCACTGAACCACTTGCGTGACTCGCCATTACCTATTACAACGTGTTTCATAGTTCATTCATCAGTGGGAAGATTTGAGAAATCTCTTTGGCACACGCAATCGCAATCTCTTGATGCTCTAGTTGTGTGCCATTTGCACTTCGTAGTTCAATATAATGCACCCATGAGCGTAGTGTGCCATTCATGTATAGGCGTGATACAGTCATACCCTCTGGCAGCACTGCCCTTGCCTGTTCTTTAGCGATACCTTTACCGATCGCCCAACTATATATCTCCTCTGCATCTCGCCACAGAGTATGTTGCTTCATACGAAATTCTTCAGCAAGGCGGCGTTCATCTTCAATATCGTCATCCAATGGAACGCTATTCTGACGATTTACTGGGTCTTGTAAACGTGCTTCTTTCGGTTCAAACTTCAGATATTTGATGGGGTCTGCATACCGCTGACTAAACTCTTGGAATGAGAACGAGCGGTGACGTAATAACTGCCGTGCAATATCTCTCGTTGTCTCAATCTCAAGACATGCGCTAACCATCTCTAGTGGGGACCAGTGTTTATGCTTAATCAAATACTTAATGAGTTTTGCACTGGTTTCTTTATTGTTCTGGTTATCGGGATTAGATACTCTCGCACAATACGCAATCAAATCTTGTGCATCATCTATACCAATGATATTGTTGGGGGTGGAATGTGATATCAAACGAACTTTCATTTGCTTGCCTTTAGGTTAATATATTGTGTTGGGTCAAATTTGTGTATGTTATCAGATGAAATACATTGTCCATCAGATGTGACTCCCCATAGATGAAATGGTGAGACATAATTACGAGGATTATTTTTCTTATCTTCAATGAGTTTCAACAAATTCAATTCATTTGGTCTAAATGAAAGATAACCACCTTTGTTATATGCCCATTCGGATAGTCCACTGTATTTTGCTATGATATTACGAAGTCCCATCTTTTTGGTTAAATAATCTGAACCCCCAGTTTCTTCTAGTTCAAGACGTGCTACCTTTGGGCGGTATTTGGTGAAGGGGGTAATCTCACCAGATATTAATTTATTAATAAAATATTTTTCAATGTTATATCCACTATAGAACGGCATTATATTTTTATGGGGTACATGGTCATACCGATAGTCTATAATAAACCGAAAATTACGAGCCGCTAGACCAAATCTCCACCTCAAATAATGAAATCGTTTTTGACGTGGAGTAGATTTACTCAAAGGTTGTTTGGGATAATGACCCCAAGCCTGATGAAATGTATCAGCACTACCACAATCGCAGACAATGTAATCCAAGGGTTTTGCTATAGAAAGAAGTTTATATTCCCTATGAATATCATAATTAAATTTAGAAAGCCGATCCCAAAGAAGAGGACACTCTTCTATACTGCTTGGTGTTAATTGTATCAATAGATTATCTTTTGGAACATGTTCTAATAGTATCAACAATGCTGCTGTGGAATCAACACCACCAGACCAGAAAAATTGAATTGGAATTCCAATGTCAACTAATTCTTGCGCTCTTTCATGCATTAAAGTTTCTAAATCTGGAACAGTTTCATCATAAACAAATGGCGGCATAGGATTAAATGCCTTAGTATTAAATAGAAATTGATACTTCGAAGAACGATCGACAGTACATGGTATCTTGAGAAGTCGTTTTAATCTAAGTTCTCTAGCCGAATTTTTGTATATCGTTTCACGATATTTTTTGGGAGTAAAATTACTATCTTCTTTAAGACTGTTCATAACATATTTTGTCATATGTCTCGTATAGTAAATTAAATCTATTTGATTTTCCATGACGTTTCCAAAATGGTGCTGGCACAAGGAATCGAACCTCAAACTGATGATTACAAATCAACTGTTATACCGTTTAACTATGCCAGCAATCCACTCAGCCCTTTTTAACGAAAGAGCGGCGTGTTGGTCTGTATCCCTTGGGGAAAGACGGTTGACGTGACGCAAGTTTGGTCACACGTTCAGACAGTTCATTTGTTTTGACTGCCAACTCAGCATTGTCGAACTGCAATGCTTTTACTTCGTTTTCTAGTTCCCGGCACCGTGCCTCAAAGAACCCTTCTACTCGTTCCATCAACTGGACTCCTCTATGAGTTTCAATAGTCTTATCTTATACTGTTCTTGGTCAATTGTCAAGAACCTTTCATAATTATCCATGAGATTTCTTAAATTAATCCATACAATATCATCCTCTAATGCTTTGTTCCAATCATTGTCAAAGTTGACCAGTTCATCTAAGATAATCACTGTCTCTAAAGACACTCGACCACCTAGAAACTCTCTCATCAATTTAGGGTGCTGCCCATTTTCTACTATGAACAAATCCTCAAATGCCTCTACAAGAGGTTTCATCTCTACCTCAAACATTTCGAAGAACCCTTGACGTTTTAGTTTCCACGCCTCATAGTTTTCATCATTGAAGTTGGCAATGTAACCTTTCTTATCCTTGATGAAATTTGATATAAAGTAGTTCTTAATTTCTTTTTCGGTCTTATACTTATTTGCTATTTTAGCAAACCAGTGACGGTCTTTCCTTTTCCAATAGGAATCACGCTTAATCTTTGTCTTACCCTTATAGTCAACAAAGTCATAGTCACTACTGAAGTGTGCCTTCATAGCGCAGTACATTAGATATACATCAATTGGTTGCATTATAAAAACGCCTCTAAAGACCCACTACCACTATTATGTGCATTGACATTCTTGGTATTGTAGTCTGTAACATTACCATCAACATGGGGCATTTCAGTCAGACGCAACCTACCATCTCTTGTTGCTTTGTCCCAGACCAAATCACAATCCTTCGGACCATTAATCACCCACTCTACATTGGACTTTTTCAGCAGTTTACGGGCACCCTTGTTCAGAGGATATATGTACCGAAACTGCTTACCGAATATTTTACTGATACCCTTATGATCTAGAAAATCTTGGGTCAACCAGTAGATACGTTCTCCCTTCTTGCCAACAAAGAAGTCTGGTTCACGCTTCAATTTGAACTGCACGTTTTCCTCACATAATCGTTTACTAGACCTTGGATGTATTTTTTCTCCATCTGGACTGATGTAGATCTGTGTCCAGATAAACCCCCCATATAAGAAATTAGCGGCTTGATAAACGTAACCCGGTTTCCCCATAATTCCATCAGCCCATGTGTACAGGTATTTCTTTTCTGGAAGGTTTGCCTTCATCCAATCTATTACAGCAGAGAGCATTTGAGACTCAGAGTTTCTAGGCATCTCTTCTGTCATGCACATCTTTCCAATCTCATAATAGTCATTGGTATCTAAGTCATCAAACAATTTGCTTATGGTTGCTTTTGGTTGAGTACCCCAACCTAGTGTTAACACACCAACCAGTTTGCCATCAAGAAAGCACCCCAAATAATGCTTTGTTAGTTTCGGCATCACCTTGGAATAATGCAATTCCTGTACAAACACAGTCGCACTTTCTCTTGTTATGTTTGAAATTTTAAAATCGTATTTCATTTACAAATACGCTTTGATACCCAATCAGTTAAAATGCAGGGAATTACCCCGTGAATGAAAAGAACAATACCCATAGACCATGCATGTAAAAGATGTTGAATGTAGGTAATGTTCTGTTCTTTAAGATGTTTCATCAGATAGGCAACTGTGCCTGTTTTGGCAGGAAGTTTAATTCCCGTGCGTTTGCTTCGATTTTCTCTTTGAGACTTTTCGAAATAAGGTTACTCACTGTATCAGGTTCAATATCATTACAGTAGCAATAATCTAACACTGCTTCCATGTGAGTAATATTCTTTTCTTTCACGATGCTTTCAATGTTCATTGAAAAAGATTTAGTAGTTGTTAGTGACATACTTAACTCCATAAAACAAAAATAAGTTGTGGACTAACCGTGGGTCCACACGGGTGTATTACGGCACCACCCGTTAAGTGGTAGGTTATTCTGTTGCCAAGGAACCTACCGAAACTCCTGCACACTTACTGCTTACGCAGCGAGTGCCAATGGTGCAAAGTTATCGTTTGCATTTAGAAATTTGACCAATAACGCAGT